ATCGAGAGCGAGATAAATCTATGGCGACGGGAACTTTCGGCTTTAGAGCAGGCCCGGCGGAAACTATCAAAATTGAAGGACTTTCAAAAGTGCAACGCGACCTCCGCAAGCTTTCAACGGATGCGCTTGATCTCAATAAAACAGAGTTTCTAGAAACAAATAAAAGAGTCGCGGAAATTGTTATCGGCGAATCTAAAAAATATGTCCCCGTTTTAACCGGAGCGCTCGCCGCGAATATCCGCAACGTCTCTACTAAAAAAGCGGCGAAAGTAAGAGCGGGAAGCGTCGCCGTCCCGTATGCCGGCCCGATTCACTTCGGATGGCCGTCGCGAGCGATAAAACCTAATCCGTTCTTCTATGACGCGATCGACTCACGCCGGAACGAAGTCGCTCAACGCTACGCCTCGCTCGTGGACTCTTTAATCACGAAATACGATCTAGGATAGTTATATGGCTAAACCGATTACAGTCTCCATCGTCGGCAACGCCGGACCATTAAAGAAAGCCGTAGGCGAAGCCGACACCGCTTTAGGCAAATTAGGCGGCAAGATCGGCAATCTCGGCAAAATCGCCGCCGTAGGATTCGCCGCCGCAGGAGCGGCCGCCGCCGTAGTCGGGAAACAACTCATCGCCGCCGGAGAAGCCGCTTCAACATCGAACGCACGAATAAAACAAATCGCCGACTCGATGGCTTTATTCGGCGACAACGCGAGCGCCGTTACTGATCGACTAGTCAAACTTGCGGAAGCTACAGCTCGAAATACGGGCGTCGATCAGAACGCGATCAAACTTACTCAAGCGAAACTCTTAACTTTCGGCGAACTCGCTAAAAGCGCCGGCGAAGTCGGAGGATCATTCGATCGAGCCACGAAAGCCGCGATCGACCTCGCTTCGGCGGGCTTCGGCGAAGCTTCAACGAACGCCGTTCAACTTGGAAAAGCATTACAAGATCCAATCAAGGGAATTACAGCTCTCGCGAAATCCGGCGTTACGTTCACAGAAGCAGAAAAGGAACGAATTCAAACGCTCGTCGATTCTAATAAAATGGGCGAAGCGCAAACTCTCATCCTTGAGGCTATCGAAAAGCAAGTCGGAGGAACAGCAGAAGCTACGGCGAACGCATCCGATCGGATGCGAGTCGCATTCTCGCAAGTTATGGAACGCCTCGGAGGAGTGCTTCTTCCGCTATTCGAACGCTTCACGAAGTTTCTTATTGACGACGTCTTCCCGGTTCTTCAAAAGATGGGCGATAAGTTTCTCCCGGTCATCTCGGAAGCTTTCGGAAAAGTCGGAGACTTCATCGCCGATAAAGTCGTCCCTATTGTTAGAGACGTTCTTATTCCGATCTTTCTACGTCTCGCGGAATATATAACTAAAAATGTCGTCCCAGTCGTAATGGACCTATGGAAACGAGTTTTTACAGGTCTAGCGGGAATCTTCGACGTCTTGGTCAAAAAAATGGAAGAGAATCGAGATAACATAAATAAACTTGTTTCGTTTTTTAAGACTTTAGCTAACTTCGTAGTAAATACGGTCGCGCCGATACTTATAAAAGTTCTCGGCGGCGCATTCAAAATTGTTACCGACGCTTTAGGGCCCGTTCTAGACGTCGTTTTTTTACTTATGGGAGCGTTCGCCGATCTTGGAAGTTTCTTAATAAAAGTCGCTAACTCGGTTCTCGGCACAATCGAGGCGATGGTGAACGGAATCATTAGTGGAGTAAATAAAGCTATTGGTCTTCTAAATAAATTACCCGGCGTCAATATAAGCCCTATCGGAGAAATCTCTATCAGTCTTCCAACCATTAGCGGACCGTCTCTAAAAACCGATAGTGCTTTCAATGCTCCATCTCTTGCGGATCGGATGCCTAGTCCATCTCTACAGATTCCGACCGTTTCGGGAAGTATTGGCGATGGAATCGACACGGAAAGCGGAGCCGGCGGCAGAGTCGGCGGAAGTATAGGAATCGGTATTCCCGACCAAACAATTTTTAGCACTCCAGAGACGAGCGCTTTAACGACTTACGGAATGGCGGAACGTATCGCCGCGATGGAATCGGCTCGCGGAACTCAAGCCGCACCCGTGAATATAACCGTGAACACGGTTACAGCCGACGCAAATCTTCCAAACCTTTTAGTCGAATCTTTACAGCGCTACAACCTTATTAGCGGGCCGATAGACGTCCAGATCGCCGCGTAATATGGCGACGTTAATAACTGGCGGGAATTATGTCCTCGAAATGGATACCGGCTTCGGCGACGGCTTCACTTTAGACGACACACAGCAAGGAGTCCTCAATAATACGACCTACCTCCTAGACGGCGTCGATCAGTTCTCCGAGATCACGGCACAAGTTACAGCGATTCGAGCGTTCAGAGGGAAGAAGAACGTCCTAGATTCGATCTCGCCGGGGACGATGGTTATTCAAGCAATAGATCCGAGTCGAGCTTTCGATCCGTATAACGAAGCGTCCGTCTATTATGACGAAACGGACGACACTCCCGGCCTCTCACCTCTCCGGCAGATACGGCTCTCCCGAAACGGAGAATACTTATTTAAGGGTCGAGTCGTGGACTTCGCTTACGACTACGGGACGGCTTTCACTAAAAAAGTGCCCACCGTGACGATCAGTTGCGCGGACGATCTCTTCCTATTATCGAATACGTTTCTTTCGGCGTTCACTCCGTCGGAAGAATTATCATCGGCAAGAGTTACGACAATTCTCGACCGTCCCGAAGTCGGCTACCCGGCGGCGACTCGCGACATCCAGACGGGAACTACGACTCTCGGCGCTTATGCGATCTCCGAAGGGACGTCCGTCGCACAATATCTACGCGCAATCTCTGATAACGCGGAAGCCGGTAGAGTCTACGTTTCACGCGACGGAGATCTAACATTCGACGCAAGACTAGGAAACACTCTTAGCGGGCCGAGCGTAATCTTCAAAGACGACGGAACGGAAACGGCTTATTCTGGACTCTCAATCGACTACTCGACGGATCAAGTCGTTAATCGGGCTACAGTCGAGCGCGTCGGCGGAACGGCTCAAACAGACTCAAACGCAACCTCGATTACGCTCTATCAGACTCAAGCCGTATCTAAAACGGGATCGCTTCTTTCAACCGACGCGCAAGCTTTAGCGCTCGCCGAATATCTTCTCGCACCTACTCCGGAGCCGCGCTTCTCGGACGTTCAAGTAAACTTCGCGTCGCTAACTACAGCCGAACGAAACGCCGTAGCGATCTTAGAGATCGGCGACACTATCCAAATTACTAAGAGCTTCGAATCTGGGAGTCCGGCAAGCATAACCGAAGAGCTCGCCATAGAAGGCTTAGAACATACGATCGACGCTCGGACCGGTCATAAAATGCGAATCTATACAAGTCCGACGGTCATCGTTTATGAGTTTTTATTGAATGACGCCGTCTTCGGAATTTTAGACGATCCTCAAAACGTGCTAGGCGCGTAGGATAAGATAAAACTATGGGCGCTAACGCAGTAACAACGGTCCCGGTTTATACGGCCGGCGATGTCTTAACAGCTTCGAATCTTAATATAACGAATTCCGGAATTCCCGTCTTCGCGACAACTATAACGCGAGACGCGGCTTTCGGTGGAACCGGCGAAAAAACTTTAGCCGAAGGACAATTCGCTTACCTTGAAAGCACTAACACAACTCAATACTATGACGGGGCCGCTTGGCAATCAGTCGGAACACCTCCGGCGCTTATTTTTATCACTAGCGGGACGGTTACGCTTGGCTCTTCTTTAAGTTTCGATAATTGTTTTAGTGCGACTTACGCAAATTATTATATTTATTTAGAACATACGGCCGGAAATAATCCGGCCATGCGTTTAAGAGCTAGTAGTTCAGATATCTCTTTAGCAAATTATGACAGCAATACACCTAACTATCAGTCGGGCGCGGCAGGCGGAAGCACTAATAACAGCGCTACATCGTGGACAGTTAGTAACGGCGCAGGCTACAGCGCTCCGGAAATTTTTTTAGGAAATCCATTCGCTTCAACAAACACAGCAATCACAGCCAATTTTAATCGCACCGACAGCAGTATTTGGCAGATGATGGGCGGCAGATATAACGCAACTACAAGCGCCGACGGTTTTAGTATTCTCGGGACAAGTATCACCGTAACGGCTCGCGTTTACGGCATAGCAAATAGTTAGGCGATTATGGGACTAATAGTAATTATTGACGCAATAACCGGAAAAATTGAAGAACGAGAACAAACTCGAACAGAGTTAGAGCAAGCCGCAAAAGATAAAGAAGAAACAGAAGCTCGCGAAAAAATAGAAATTTTGAAAAAAGCTAAGCGTCAAGCCGTTCTAGAAAAACTTGGATTAGATGAACAAGAACTAATCGCTTTACTTGGCTAAAAATGAACTCTAAATCTAAAGCGATGCTCGCTTCTTATCTTCGTTCGGGGCTCGCGGCCGTTCTTGCCGTAGTCGCGACCGGCAACTACGAGCCAGACGATCTACTTAAAGCGGCGCTCGCCGCGATACTTCCTCCGCTTATGCGATGGGCTAACTCTAAAGATCCGGCTTTCGGACGCGACTCGACAAGCTAAAACTATGCCGGCAAAATATACAGGATTCGACGGCAACGTAAAAGCGCCTCGTCCGACGATGGACATCTGGATAAGAAACGCCGTCGAAGTCTCAGGGCTAAAAAATTTGGGATCTTGGGTAGTGCGCGACGTTCGCGGCAAAACGACGTCATCCGTTCACGGAACCGGCCGAGCCGTCGATCTTGGCTATAGCGGCATTAAAGAAGGCCGTAAAAAATGTCTAGCGCTTATAAATCTTCTAATCGAGAACGCCGACGTCTTAGGCGTCGAGCTCATTCTCGACTATCTACCTAAGCCTCACGGCCGAGGATGGAAAGCCGACCGTAACGCTTGGCAACGCTACGAGAAGCCGACTATCTCCGGAGCTCCCGGCGGAAGATGGATTCACGTCGAAATCTCACCTACCCTATTAGGCAATATGAGAGCCGTAAATCAAGGATGGAACGACCTTAGAGGGATCGTCCCGCCGACCGTATGAACGACGTCGTCCTAGTCGCTCTAATAGGTGCTTTCGGCACTATCGCGGCCGGTCTCCCGGCCGTTCTCATCGAGCGAGCCAGACGCGAAAATAACGGCGATCACGCGATCGTCCGGCGAAAACTACGCGAACTCGGCCTCCAGATCGAGAAGGTATCTACCAAAATCGGCTCCGTAGATGGCAAACTAGAGGAACACTTAAACAGCCATAAAGACGGGGATTCAAATAGTGAACTTAATCGACGAACTAAGAGCGGAAAGTAAATCGCAAGGCACAAACAAAAAATCGAAGATCGAAGTCTATTTAGAATCTCTCGATGCGAAAACTCGTA